TAACTATGGCATCATTAGCAGAAATTCGAGCAAAGCTCAAAGAACAAGAAAATCGTTCAAGCGGTGGCAACACAGGCGGTGGCGATAACGCAATTTACCCATTTTGGAATATGAAAGAAGGCGAGCAAGCAACGCTACGCTTTTTGCCTGACGGCGATGATTCAAACACTTTCTTTTGGAAAGAACGTTTGATGATTAAACTTCCATTTGCTGGCGTAAAAGGCGAAACAGATTCACGTCCAGTACAGGTACAAGTTCCATGTATGGAAATGTATGGTGAATCGTGTCCAATCCTAGCAGAAGTGCGTGGTTGGTTTAAAGATCCAAGTCTTGAAGACATGGGTCGTAAGTATTGGAAGAAACGTTCATATATCTTCCAAGGTTTTGTTACAGATGATCCATTGAAGGAAGATACAACACCAGATAATCCAATTAGACGTTTTATTATTGGTCCACAAATCTTCCAACTAATCAAAGCAGCACTAATGGACCCAGATATGGAAGAATTACCAACAGATTATACTGCTGGTGTAGATTTCCGTTTGTCAAAGGGTACAAAAGGTGGATATGCAGACTACGGCGCAAGTAATTGGGCACGTAGAGAGCGTCCGCTGGGTGATGCAGAGATGGCAGCAATCAATACACATGGATTGTTTAATCTCAATGACTTCCTTCCTAAAAAGCCAGGTGAAGTAGAACTTAAAGTTCTAACTGAGATGTTTGAAGCAAGTGTAGATGGTGAAGCATATGACGCAGATCGTTGGAGTCAATATTTCCGACCAGCAGGTATGCAAGCACGTACTGGTGATCCAGTAACAGCACCTGCACCAACTCCTGCACCTGCTCCAGCAGCAGAAACTGTAAATGACACTGGTTGGCAAGATCCTGCTCCAGCAGCAACGCCAGAACCTGCTCCTGCTCCAGCAGCAGAAGCAGCACCAGCAACAGAAGATGCAGGTGGCGCACAAGACATTCTAGCAATGATCCGTGCAAGACAGAATCAGTAATAGAAAGGGCTTCGGCCCTTTCCTTCGCTTTTTTATAGGAGGTATATATGGCTACAAAAGCATTCGATCCTAGTAAGTTTCGAAACTCATTAACAAAATCTATTAAAGGTATGAGTGCAGGCTTTAACGATCCACAAGACTGGATCAGCACAGGCAACTTTGCACTTAACTATCTGCTCAGTGGTGATTTCCGTAGAGGTATTCCACTAGGTAAAGTAAGTGTGTTTGCAGGCGAATCAGGTGCAGGCAAGTCTTACATTGTGTCTGGCAACATTGTAAAGTCAGCACAAGAACAAGGCATCTTTGTTGTACTAATTGACAGTGAAAATGCTCTTGACGAAAAGTGGCTACACGCACTAGGTGTAGAAACAACAGAAGACAAAATCTTAAAACTTAACATGGCAATGATCGATGACGTTGCTAAAACTATCTCAACATTTATGGATGACTATCGTGCAATGGACGAAGCAGATCGTCCTAAGGTATTGTTTGTAGTTGATAGTTTAGGTATGCTTATGTCACCAACTGAAGTTAATCAGTTTGAAGCAGGTGATATGAAAGGTGATATGGGTCGTAAGGCTAAAGCACTGAAAGCATTGGTTACTAACTGTGTGAATATGTTTGGTTCATATAATGTGGGTATGGTTGTTACTAACCACACTTATGCATCGCAAGATATGTTTGATCCAGATGATAAAATCTCAGGTGGTAGCGGTTTTATCTATGCAAGCTCAATGGTTGTAGCAATGAAAAAACTAAAACTAAAAGAGGATGCAGATGGTAACAAAACCAGCACAGTAAATGGTATTCGTGCAGCGTGTAAAGTTATGAAAACACGTTACGCAAAACCGTTTGAAGGTGTGCAAGTAAAAATTCCATATGAAACAGGTATGGATCCATATTCAGGTATGTTTGATTTGCTTGAAGCAAAAGGACTGCTTGAGAAACAAGGTAACCGCTACAAATATATGAGTAGCACAGGCGAAGAAACACTAGAATATCGCAAGAATTGGACAGGTGACAAACTCGAAATGATCATGGCCGATTTACCGGCAAAAGAAGAACAAATGGTAAATATCGCTAACGCAACCGAAGAAGTTGTGGATCATGACGAGGAGCCTGTAATAGATGGATGAAGACTTTGTCACAGATCTGTGGGATTTATTTAAAAGTTATTTAGATAAAAAACATATTGAATTGGCGGCAGAAAAGTATGTTGATATGCTTATTGATTATGGTGTAGATGATATACAACTCAAAGGCATGCTTGGCAACGAAAAACACTTGGATGCTGCTATTCAATATTATTTAGAAATGGATCAGGACGATTACGACGAGTGGGATGATTAATGGCTTGGTACAGTCGAGTAAGCAGAGACATAACGCAGATTCCTGCGGCTATACAACACTTCGAAACAGAACTTCAAGCAGCAAGACTTGAATGTAAGTTAAAAGGTAATGTAGAAAAACAATCAGCAGAAATGCCAGGCATAGTAGAACATCGTTTTAATCAACTTCAAGAAATTGAAGCTATTCTAGAATACTTGAATATTGAGCTACGTAAATTGCGTAGCTCTTTTTTCCGCAAATATTTAGAAAACTATCAACGTGCATTAAGTAGTCGTGATGTAGAAAAATACGTTGACGGCGAGCAAGATGTTGTTGATTATGAAAAAATTATTAACGAATTTGCACTAATGCGTAACAAGTGGTTAGGTGTGTTAAAAGCACTTGATCAAAAACAATGGCAAATTACAAATATTGTTAAACTGCGAGTAGCAGGTATGGAAGATGCAACACTCTAAAATTTTATTAACTGGATCACACGGATTTATTGGTAGTCATTATTATAACTACATCAGAGATAATTATGACTCAGTTTATCCATATGATCAAAAAGACGGAAATATTAAAAACCTAAGGTATTCTGGTGTAACTAGTTCAATGCCTGATTGTGATGTTGTAGTACATCTTGCAGCAACTAATGGTACTCGACTATTTTATGAACAGCCTACAGACGTACTAATTAACAATACACTGCCAACAATAAATTTAATTGAACGTTATAAAAATACCAATACTAAATTTGTTTTTGCAAGTACATGTGAAATATTTAATGGAGCAATTGATGCCGGTTATTACCATGTGCCAACTGATGAGCAAGTACCAGTTGTGTTTAACGACATTACGAATCCAAGATGGAGTTATAGCATTCCGAAAGCTCTCGGCGAAAACCTAGTAGCAAACAGCGGATTAGATTATTTAATTATTAGATATTTTAATGTGTATGGCCCAGGACAAGTTGATCATTTTATAAATGAATTCGTAGAACGTTGCAAACGTGGTGAATATTATATTAAAGGCAACGATACAAGAAGTTTTTGTTATGTTGAAGATGCTGTAAAAATGACAGACTATCTTGTTCAAAATTTAATTAATAAAACTGTGCATGTTGGCAACGATAATGAAGTTAATATTGCAACAGTTGCAAAAATGATTATGTCTTATATGGGAATTAATCCTGACAAATTACAAATACAACCAGGAGTACACGGCAGTGCAAAACGCAGATGTCCTGATACAACATTAGTACAAATGCTAACTGGATTTACTGATTATACACCTTTAGAAGTTGGACTTAAAAAAACTGTAGAAAGTTTATTATGAAAATTGGTGTTATTGGCATAGGCAATGTAGGACAAGCAAATGTCAAAGGATTTGAATCTTTAGGACATACTGTATTAGAGCATGATACAAAATATAATACAACCATACAAAACGTTTTAGATACAGAAATTGTTTTTGTATGCACACCCGAAGATAATGTTTCAAGTGTTGTAAAAGAATTAAATTTATTTGAATACAAAGGTGTTGTTGCTGTACGTAGCACAATATTGCCAGGAACTACTGACAAATTACTTAAAAAATATAATTTAGATATTTGTTTTGTACCTGAATTTTTAAGACAAGATTATGCAGATAGAGATTTTATGGACTGTGCTTTACTTGCTATTGGTACATATAATCTAGCATCAGCAAGAACTGTTGCGCAAGCATTTGATCGATTACCCAAGTCTATAGAATATATGTTGCCCACAGAAGCAGAAATATTAAAGTATTATAATAATTGTTATGCAAGTTTACGTATCGTATTTGCAAACATGATGTATGATATTGCAAAAACATATAATGCAGATTATGATATTATAAAAAATGCATATGTAAAAACAGGTAAAAGCAGCGGACAATATTTAAATGTAAATGAAAACTTGCGTGGATATAGTGGTGCTTGTTTGCCTAAAGATACAACGGCATTGATGGAATTGATAGATAAACTACATTTGAATTACGATCTTTTAAAAACTGTTCATAAAGATAATTTAAAACTACCAAAAAATTAGCACCTATTAAGTGCGTACATAAATACCTTATGAAAGTAGTTATTGTTACCGGTGGTTTTGATCCACTACACAGTGGTCATATAGAATATTTTAAAGCAGCAAAAGAATTAGGAGATCACCTTGTAGTAGGTGTTAATAGCGATTCTTGGCTTACTCGTAAAAAAGGCAAAGCATTTATGCCCTTTGAAGAACGTTGTGCAATCATTAAAGAATTAGATTGTGTAAATGAAGTTATTGGATTCAACGATGATGACGACACAGCTTGTGCTGCAATATTTCAAGTACTATCTACAATAGGCAGTCAAACAAAAGTTATATTTGCCAACGGCGGTGATAGAACCAAAGACAACATTCCTGAAATGATATACAACGATGTTGAATTTGTGTTTGGTGTAGGCGGCGAAGACAAAAAGAATTCGAGTAGTTGGATACTCAAAGAATGGAGCCAGCCTACCACCGAACGTGCATGGGGAAAATACACTATACTAGACAAAGGCAAAGGCTGGCAAGTAAAACAACTTGAATTTTATGAAGAACATGCACTTAGTGATCAAAGACATTTTAAACGCAGTGAACACTGGCATGTTGTTGATGGCGTTATTAATATGTTTTTAGAAGACAAATCTGGTAATAGAACTAGCCATTTACTTGTACCTGGAGACAGTATAGATATACCTGTCGGTTACTGGCACAAGGCTGTAAATTTAGACAACAAAAGTGCAAAAGTTATTGAAGTATGGATGGGCAACGAATTAACTGAAGACGATATAGAAAGAAGAGATTAATGAAGCGGCATCAGTTTGAAATATTTAAAAAAACACTTGAAAAAACAGAAGTTACCTCTATTGGGGAAATTGGTACACATAGGGGACGTAGTGCAAAACAATTTTGTTTATATGCATTAGAATCGCACAATAAACCTGTGCATTATACAGGTTATGATGTTTTTGATCTTATGACAAAAGAACAAAGTCGTAGTTTAGAATTTAATGGAAAAAGCATAGGTGACGAAAGCGAAGCAACAGAGAGACTGAATAATTTAAAAAAATTATATCCTAACAGATTAACTTTTAAATTAAACAAAGGATTTACTAGAGATACACTTACCAATCCTGTAGTTTTTGATTTTGTTTATATAGATGGCGGACATAGTTATGACACAGTTATGCACGATTGGAATATGGTAAAAGAAAGCAAAATTGTTTTCTTTGATGATTGGCACAAAGCTGATGTTGCAAGAGCACTGAAAGAAGTAGAAAAAACACATAGTGTTGATTACTATACAATGGAACAAGAAGGCAGATGGACTGCAATAGTAAGGAATATATAATGAAAGTATTTGTAGGCTGGGACAGCAGAGAAGATATTGCATATCAAGTTTGTAAACACAGTATATTGAGCAAGCAACCAAATGCAGAAGTTATTCCACTAAAACAAAACGAACTACGTGAGCGAGGACTGTACTGGCGTGATGTTGATAAACTTGCAAGCACTGAATTTACATTTACAAGATTTTTAATACCAGAACTTGCACACTATCGAGGCTGGGCATTGTTTATGGACTGCGACATGATCCTTACAACAGATATTAAAGAACTGTTTGATCAAGCAGATGACAAATACGCTGTAATGTGTGTACAGCACGATTATACTCCACGTGAAGGCTTGAAAATGGATGGAAAGCAACAAACAGTATATCCACGTAAAAACTGGAGCAGTGTTATGTTGGTAAACTGCGGTCATCCAAGTAATGCAGTATTGCATAAAGAACTTGTAAACGATGCAGAAATATCGGGTGCATACTTGCATAGATTTAGTTGGTTAAAAGATGAAGAAATTGGAGAATTGGATCACACTTGGAATTATCTTGTTGGTGTTTACAATGACATTGATGTTCCAAAATTAATACACTATACAGAAGGCGGTCCTTGGTTTGAAAATTATAGAGACTGCGAATTTCATGACTTATGGAAAAAAGAATTACAGGACATGATGAATGGCTAAAGATAAACCAAAATATAGAATGCATATAGAATACCCTGATGGCACAGTACATCGAGGAAAAAAAGATTTTAGATCTTGGACTGATTTTATAGGAATTTCTAACGTTGACTTTTCTGGTAAGAATGTGCTAGATATTGCAACAGACGAAGGGTGGTGGGCATTCTGGGCAGAAATGCAAGGTGCTGCGTATGTTGAAGCAAGTGACGTAGAACTATTTGAAGATTACGACTGGGGTTATAATATAGACTGGGATTTTTGCAATAAACACAACCCTTTGCGAGGAGGGAGAGAGGTTTTTGATTTTCATCATAAGAATTTAAATAGCAAAGTAGTAGTCAAAAAAGAAAGTATATATCAAGCAAAGGGAACATTTGATTGGGTGTTTGCACATGGACTTATGTACCACTTAAGACATCCGTTGCTTGCTATAGACAATGTAAGAAAAATATGTCAAGGTGTTTTTATATTTGAAACAATGGTCGATATACACAATGACCCAATGATTGCAGAATCCAAGTTTTATAGAACAACAGAATTAGGTCCGATTTCAAACTGGACAGGTGCAACTACTGCTTGTTATACAAGTTGGCTGAAAGATGCAGGGTTTGAAGATATTTATTTCACACAACCTGGGCCGCCGTTAGGGCCTCCGAGACAGTTGTTTGTTGGTGTTTTTGATTCTTCTTATAACAATATTTTTAAAAATAATATAAACCTAACATATTGTGATGAAAAATATTGGCAACAGGTTTTTGATAAAACGAGATTTAATGCTAAATGATTATATCACACAAACATAAATTTATTTTTGTTAAAACTTTTAAAACAGCAGGATCTAGCGTTGAAAAGTATCTTTATGATTATTTAGGTCCTAGCGATATATTAAGAGGTAGTGAACACGACAATACTCCTTCTTTAAATGCAGCGTCAAAAGGAAGACATAAAACTGCACACGAAATAAAATTAAAATATCCAAAAGAATGGAACAGTTACTTTAAATTTAGTATAGATAGAAATCCGTGGGATGTAGCAGTAAGTTGGTTTTATTGGATGAAACACGCTGGAAGAATACAAGATTATACATTTGATGATTGGCTTAAACAAGCAAATTATGACGGGTTTAAAAATTGGAATAGATACACTATAGATAATAAAGTTGTAGTTGATAAAGTATTAAAATATGAAAACTTAAAAGATGAGATAAAAACTATTCCTATTCCGTACAACGGAGAATTGGAAACTGTATTTGTTAAAAGTGGATATAGAAAAGATCATCACTACAGCGATATGTATAACAATGAAACATCAAAAATAATAAAAGACAATTTTCCAGAGGTAATAAAAATGTTTGAATATAACTTTTTGGACAACATATGATAGAACAATTTCACAACGCAACATTATCAAACGAACCAACAGATGATCTAGATCAAGAGAGATATGATCATTTGGCTGCTGTATGTAATCAAGGAAGTATACCTGGTGATATACTAGAGTTTGGAGTTTATCAAGGAGGCACAATTAATTTTATTGCTGAAAGATTTCCACACAAACAAATTTACGGCTTTGACAGCTTTGAAGGATTACCGGAAGACTGGAAAATAAGTTTTAATGAAAAATTTAACAAACATAAAAAAGGATACTTTGCCGTAGACAATTTACCTCAAGTCAAAAGCAATGTATCTTTAGTTAAAGGTTTTTTTGATACAAGTTTACCTCAATGGTTGCAAGAAAATAATTTAAAACAAATAAGTTTATTACATGTTGATAGTGATTTGTATAGTAGTGCAAAAATTATATTTGATAATTTAAATGAATATATTGTAGAAGGTACAATAATTATATTTGACGAATTTTATCCTTGGGGACGCAAAAGATATGAAACTTGGGAACAACACGAATACAAGGCTTTTTGTGAATGGATAGATACATACAATAGAGAGTTTAAAGTATTATATAGAAATAATCATCAGCAGTGCAGTATTAGGATAAACAAATGATTTGTATTAGTAAAAATCTCAAAGATGAATTTATCAATGCATTTGCACAAGGTGCAAAATTGCCAACTCGATCTGAGATAGAAAAAGATGTAGAAGATACTATAATCTTTAGAAGTATTGTTAAAAAAGATTTGATCAATTATAGATTAGAAAACGACTTGCCATTTTATTATATGGATAGTGGATATTTAGGAAATTATAGAAGCGAACGTAATCCTGAGGCAAAAAAACTATGGCATAGAATAGTACGCAATGGCTTACAACATGATAAAATTATCCAACGTCCAGATGATAGATGGAAACGTTTAGGCTTAAAAATTAAAAAACCAATCAAAAGAAAAGGCAGTGCAATATTACTTGCATTACCGAGTCCTAAACCTTGTAAGTTCTATGATATAGATTTAGATAAATGGACAGCAGATACTATTGCAGAAATTAGAAAGCATACTGATAGAGAAATAATTGTACGTGAAAAGCCAAAACTTAGAGCGGAGCGTGTGAATAATAGTATATATGAAGACTTTGAAAAAACACATGTGCTAGTAACTTACAATAGTATTGCAGCAGTAGAAAGTGTGTTGCACGGTATTCCTGCAATAACACTAGCACCGACAGCAGCGGATCCTGTTTGTGATAAAAATATTAGTAAAGTTGAAGATCCTACAATTCAACATATAGATAAACTTACAGCTTGGGCACATCATCTTGCTTATGGACAATATCATTATCAAGAATTAGAAAGCGGCCATGCTTACAGAATGTTAAAGAGAGATGAAGAATTATGCGTGTAGAAGTTTTTATGCAATCAACCTTTAGAGAACGTGAAAGAGATGTATTACGTTGTATGTACAACGGAATAAAAAATGATTTGTGGCCAGATGAATTATGCAATGAAGACCGAGACCTTATGCGTAGAATGAATAGGAAAAATGGTCAAGGTGTAGGTGTAAATTTAAATTATGATGAAATTACAAAGGCAAAATACGACTTAGGAATCTTTTTTGGAAGTTGGAAACCAGATAGAAAAAATCCTCATCACGAAGTGCGTTCAACAATTGCTAAAAAAGACAAGCCGTTTATTTGTATAGAAACACAATTATTGGGTAGAGTCATGTTTCAAGAAAGTGAATACCATAGAGTAGGCATAAACGGTTTTATGAATGAAGCAGCAGTATTTGGTTTAGAAAAAGAATACCCAGATGATAGATTTAAAAAACTAAATTTAGAATACAATGGCTGGAAACACAATAGAGGTGATAAAGTTGTAGTAGCATTACAATTGCCAGGAGATGCAAGCCTGAGGGGCATGGATATAAATGATTGGGCTATTTGGACACTTGAGAGTATTCGAAAAGAAAGTGATAGACCTATCGAAGTTAGACTACATCCAGGTGTAAGCCAAAAAGGAATAGACTCACATTTACAATTAATGCAATGGCAGGCTTTTAATAATTTACCAGATGTAAATTTTGTACAAGGTAGAGAACTGCCTTGGGAAGAACATATACTAGATGCTCATTGTGTAATTGCATTTACTAGTGGCTTGAGTATTGATGCTGTACGTAATGGTATTCCTGTAATAGCATGTGATCCTGGTAACTTTGCTTGGTCAATAAGCAGTAAAAATGCACACCAAGTTGAACATCCGTTTATGGCTTCAGAAGCAAATGTACAAAGTTGGCTCAACACACTAGCCTATTGTCAATGGTCTAAATCTGAAATGGAAAGTGGCGAAGCGTGGGCACATTTAAAACCTGCTGTTGAAAAACTTATAGAAGAACAAAAACAAGAAAATGAAAGTAGTTAGTTATATGAAAGGCATTCCTAATGCCAAAAATCAAGAAAAAATCGATATACTAAACTTTTTTATAAGAGGTGTGAATACTGTAGGCGATATCGGTATTGTTTCACATGATACATTTTGGCAACCTAGTGACGCTGCTTTATTACAAGGATTTATCGCTGAACACAATTTAAAAAATACAAGATCACCTCATTTGCATTTACGTAAGAGTGTTTATGAAAATCAATTAAAAAATAATAAACACACAATTATTGCAGATAGTAATCTTTTTTTGTATGCAGACCCTGGTAATACAAAACATTATTTAAGGTATAGTATTAACGGTGTGTTTCCTACTACAGGAAATTACATGTGGGATAATCCTGATCCTACACGTTGGGAAAGCATAAGTCGTAATTTAAACTTACAATTAAAACCAGTACGTAAAGAAGGACATCATATATTAATTTGTTGTCAGCGTAACGGAGGCTGGAGCATGGGACAATTAGATGTTGTTGAATGGTTAAAATATACAATCAAAAGATTACGAAAACACACTGACAGACCTATTGTAATTAGAGCCCATCCTGGTGATAAAAAAGCACAGAAATACTTGCAAGTAAAGTTTAAACAAACTGGAGTTAGGTTAAGTAGAAATCCTCATATATTACAAGATTTTAATAACTGTTGGGCAGTTATAACTTATAATAGTTCGCCAGGAGTAGCAGCAGCAATAGAAGGTATTCCTGTGTTTATTACAGATCCTAATCCGGAAGTTAGTCAAGCATATGGTGTAGCAGAAACAAACTTAAAACGTATCGAAGGTCCAAAATTAAAAAATAGACAAACTTGGATTGAAAAAATTAGCATGAGTCATTGGAATTTTGATGAATTAAAATCAGGACAAGCATGGCGTCATATGAGAAAGTATATTATATGATTATTGACAGTTTTCCTTTTTTCAATGAAACAGAATTATGTATTGCTAGATTAAATTATCTTAGTAAAGCAGTGGATAAATTTGTAATTACAGAAAGTAATCTAACATGGCGTTGCAAACCAAACAACAAAAAGTTTGACGATGTTTATAAAGAGTTGGATGACAGAATAAAAAGAAAAATAAATTACGAATTTATTGAACATGGTAATGAATATATAGATAGCGAAGAACATACAAATAAAAAAACTATTCAAAACATTTCAAGAGACAGATTAGTTGATATTGCTAGAAACATAGCAACAGACAATGATATATTTTTTTACAGTGACTTAGATGAGTTTTGGGACACACGAGATAAAAATAAAATAGTTGCAACTCTAGAATTACAAGATAGAATCGTGTGTAATATGAGTAGCAGATTTGTTTATGCAGATTGGTTAGGAAAATTGCCAAATTGGCCCGGCACCCGTATAACAAAATTAGGTAAAATACAACAAGATAGACCTTTAAGTGCAGGTGTGTTTAGGTACAGCAAGAGCGGCGCTTTTAATAGGCACTATGCGATTGATAGTGGATGGCATTTTACTTACTTTGGCAGTAATATTCAAAGAGAAGAAAAAATGTCAAATATTAAAAATGGAATGGATTGGGAAGCTAAAAAACAAATGACCTATGCAGAAATTGCTGCAAGTGTAAATACAGTGAGTGATTGGAACAGAGTAGTTAGAAAAAAGAAAATGGGTGTAAATCAAATGCAAGATCCTAAAATTGATCGACGTTTAATGGTAGAGTTGCGAAAGTTTCCAATATTTTTTAACAAGGAACAAATATGAAAAAATCAGGTGATTGGTGGATTTGCGACGAAGAACAAAACATGATGAAATACACCGAAGTTGCAAAAAAAGGTGAACTAAGTTGGCAAGGCGGCTTTCCTAAATTACTACTTGAATATGTGCAAGATCCAAAAGTGTGTGTTGATATAGGAGCAAACTACGGTTTTATGAGCACTGCACTTGCTACTGTGTTTGACGAAGTTTATGCGTTTGAAGTTATTCCAACTACTTACGATTGCTTAGTAAAAAATTGCCAAGAATACACTAACATCAAAACATATGCTTGCGGCTTAGGTGACAAAGCAAGCACCATGTTAGCAAAACGTAGATTAAAAACAGCAGGCCATAGCCAAATTGTAAATGATCCTGATGAAATAAAATTGTACAGAGAAGGCAAACACCCAAAACGTCATATGGTAGAGCTTTTTGATATACCTGTAAAAACACTCGATAGTTTTAATTTTGAAAGAATTGATTTGCTAAAAATTGACGTAGAAGGATTTGAAGAATTTGTATTAGATGGTGCAACAGAAACTCTTAAACGTTGTAGTCCTGTTATTGCATTAGAAATTACTAGAGAAAAGAAAACAAAAGTAGTACGAACTAGAGATGCTATAAAAATGGTCGAAGATTTAAATTATTCCTTTGTAAAACAAAAGAAAGACGATTTTATTTTTGTAAAAAATTAATCTTACTTCCTTTGCCTTTGTGATGCTGAATATATTCTTTTAGAATACTACGTTTTATAGGAGTTTTGTATTTTGGATCTATATTTAGATTGTTCATTGCCTCATTGCCTAATCTATTGATAACCTCCCCATAAACATCGCCATCATAAAATCTACGTAAATTTTTACTATCATCATTAACATATATTGAAATGTAAGTGTTTTTAAATTGTTCAAACATTTTATGTTTTTTATTTAAAACAAAAAATCCTGTTTCACAACTATGATATTCAATACCTTCAACTTCGTGATACACACTAAGATGACTACTCAAAATATTTTCGTTTGCAACTTGATTTAAAATATCATCATCTAAAGATTTTTGAAAAATTGCATCTGCATCTATCCAAATTAGATATTCACAATCAATATTATTCATTGCGTGTATAACACTAAATGCTTTTTTACCAAAAGTTGCTGTTCTTTTTCTATGACGTGATTGAAATTTTTCATATTCAGTTCCGAGATTCCAACCTTGTAAATTAACATTGTGTGTAGGAGTAAAATTTTCATTGTAAAGAAAAAGAGGTATGTGACTACAGTGTTCTATATAACTATCTAACATTGACTTGCCGCAAATATTGTAGTACTTTTCATTCATAGTTGAAATCATTGCATACTTCATTGCCAATAACTTTCTTTTCTATTAACTATTAAATCTTTTGGTTTGTTGCTTTTACCAATATCTTTTCTATCACCTTTTAAGTGATCAAAGTACTTGCCCAAGTCACTGTTGATAAACGGATGTCCTTCACCGTTTATCAAGTCTCCACTGATGTTAAAAAATGGAAAACTTTCGTGTTTTTTTGCCACTCGTTTTCTTACTTCTTCAAATACAAAACTGTCGTGCCATTCTTCCATTTTGAAAATACCTTCTTCTGCATTTTCATATACACCTTCAAACTTTTTTAAAAACCATTTGCCAGGTTTAGTACGCAAGTTAATACCATAGAATCCACACTCTGGCCATTTCTTACCTCTACCCAAATAACACATCCATGCACGTTGTGGTGTAAAACTTCTTAAGTCGTTGTAGCTTACAGGAGAATGTACATATGTATCTGCATCTAACCAAATAATCCAATCTGTATCACAACGTTCTGCTGCATCAAACACAGCATACACTTTGTTAGCAAAACGCACTGCATCCCATTTGAATTCCTTCATCCAATCTCTTGGACGTTTTGCTTTTATCTCAGGAGGACATACACCATTTGCTTTTGGCACACCTTTCCAACGCTCTTTAAATGCTACTAGTTTTGGTAATTCTGCTTTTTGATCTAGAACAATAATGCGTTCGTCATTTGTTACAGGAGCACAATCTTCAGCATACAAATACAACTTAATGCCTTTATCTACGTTCTTACTAAAACTATCTACAAAACGTTGCCCATATAAATCTAATACTGGCTGATGAAATGTGGATACAAAAGAAATTGTTTGCACGGTACTGTCCTTGGTTAAATATAATACTGGAGTATTTAACCGTGAGATTTAGTTTATTCAAAGAATATGGTGCAATGAACAGCAAGCCTGTGTTTGAAGCGTTTGAACACAGCTTACGGAAAGCAGGACACACTATAGAAGAAGATAGTATGCACAGCGATGTTGCTGTTATATGGAGTGTGTTGTTTAATGGACGCATGACAGGCAACAAGCCTATATGGGATTATTATACAAAAACTGGTAAAAAAGTTATAGTATTAGAAGTTGGCGGTATACAGCGTGGCACAACTTGGAAGGTAGGACTTAATGGTATTAATCGTGATGGTTTCTTTGGTAATGATGGGAATAGCAGTGATCGTGCTATTTCGCTCAAAATAAAATTAAAACCTTGGCGCAAGGATGGAGAGCATATATTAATATGCGGACAGCATGATAAAAGTTTGCAATGGCGAGATATGCCAAGTATGAGCAACTGGTTTTTACAAACATATGATACAATACGCAAACACACAGACAGACCGATTATATTTAGACCACATCCACGTTGTAGATTAGAGCATATTGAAAGCGGCCTTAAATATGTTTATAGACAAGAACCTAGACACATAGGAGGAACATATGACGATTTTGATATGGGCTTTGATAATGTATATTGCACTGTTAGTTGGAGCAGCAATCCTGGGATTCATAGTGTCATCAACGGGGTTCCTGCTATTGTTGGTCCTAGTAGTCTTGCTTATGATGTAGCAGGACATGATTTGAACTTGATAGAATATACACAAACACCAGATAGAACACAATGGCTAAATGATTATGCTTGGACTGAATACACTGTTGAAGAAATAGCAGCAGGCTTGCCACTGAAGAGATTGACACCTAAACTTTAAAGTGTTATAGTAACACTATGACATACATTGAAGAATATCTTGAATATATATGCAAAGAAAAATTAAACTCGCTACAATCTGTAGATGCCATATACTATAGTATATACAAACAAACTGTTAGAGGTATTGGACTGACTGACAGACAATATGCATTAGTTTTGAAAAAAATTCAAGAATATGTAAGTATTGAAGATCTACCAACTAAAATTCCGCTACGCACTATTGATAGAAGCAAATATATAAAACTTGTAGATACTATTGATGTTTATGGACATGATACAGTACATGAAAGTTATAAGAGTAACTGGAAATGGATTAAAATACGTTTTCCATTTAGCAAGAAAGATATTGTAAAAATTGATAGCTTACAAATAACACACACTGAATATTTTCATAAAAAAGGCAGTCACGAACACTACTACAAATTTACTCCAAAAAATGTACATGCTATTGTTAGCGTTTTACAAAATAGAAATTTTGAAATACAAGATGAAATAAAAGCATACTACGAAAAGGTTGACAAAATAAAAAACAGCAACTTTAATACATACGATTGTTTGCCCGAATCTGTGACACAAGAAATTGATAAGTTATCAGTGTTACAACAAGCAGATAGAGGATTGCGTTACGGATACAAAAAACAAAAAAATCTGCAAGAAACATTAACTGAGAAAATTGCATACAGATTAGAACACGATATATGTGTAAATCCTGATGATCATAAATTTCACGAAGTTGCACAAGCAGTTGCAGAACTAGATAGATTTCCGTTGCTTGTGTTAATTGACGAGGATATGAGCTATCCACAATTAAAACAAATACACAGTGGATTTGATTTTATTCCTAATAGCAAACAAAGTGTGCTGTTTAGGATTGATAACAAAGACACAACAAATGCAGCAGTGAACGATTATGTTAAAGAACACGGATTAAACAATTGGGTTGACAATACAACACAAATAGTGTATATTAAAAAGAATAAATTACCAAAAGTTTTATTACAAACAGATTTTAATCCAATTTGTGCAATAGGTAAAACTAGCAATAGATGCAACGGTAACGTTAATTTGTACATCAACTTATACTGTGACTGTGTAATATACCATGACAAAAGTTTAAGTTTATTTAGGAGAACTGCAAGTGCCTACTTGTAAACTTATAATTGAAGATGAAGTCAATATCAAGTTAGAAGGACTAGATGTAGATGTACGGCGAAAGTTATCAAATGCTCTCAAGTTTGATGTGCCATACGCAAGATATATGCCACAGTATAAACTTGGTAGGTGGGACGGCAAAGTTGCTTTTTTTGGTATTGGTGGTACTGGCTATGTTAATCATCTGGATGTGGTTACTGAAGTACTTGCAAAAAACAATGTTCAAATAGTTGATATTGAAGACAGACGCCATCCTATTGATTTGAGTTTTGATCAAGTCACAGAACGTTATTGGGCTGATCAAGGTGTGTGCTGGCCCAAAGGGCATCCTGCAGAAGGCGAAGAAATCATTCTGCGTGACTACCAAGTAGAAGCAATCAACAACTTTGCAAACAATCCGCAAAGCCTACAACAGATTGCAACAGGCGCAGGTAAAACTATTACAACTGCTACACTATCACACATGAGTGAAAAGTATGGACGCAGTCTTGTTATTGTACCAAACAAAAGTCTAGTTGAACAAACAGAAGAAGACTATATTAACTGTGGATTAGATGTAGGTGTGTATTTTGGCGATAGAAAAATGCTGAATAAGACACACACCATTTGTACTTGGCAAAGTTTGAACATATTAGACAAGCGACACAAAGACGGTGAAGCAGTATTAAGCCTAGCAGAGTTTTTGGAAGGTGTTAGTACTGTTATTGTAGATGAGGTACATCAAGCAAAAGCAGAAGTACTTAAAAACTTACTTACACGCAACCTGCGTAATGCTCCTATTCGTTGGGGACTAACAGGCACAGTACCTAAAGAGAAGTTTGAGTTTGAATCAATACACGCAAGTTTAGGTCCAGTTATTGGCGAAATTACAGCAAAAGAATTACAAGACAAAGGCGTGCTAAGTGCATGTCATGTTAATATTGTGCAACTAATGGATACAGTAGCACATAGCAATTATCAAGAAGAATTAAAATACTTAACAACAAATACAGCAAGAATTGAATATATAGGCAAATTATTAAACAGTGTAAAAGAATCAGGCAACACACTAATACTAGTAGATAGAATCTCAGCAGGCGAGATGCTACAAGAACTTATACCAGGATCAACGTTTGTTAAAGGCGATGTGAAATTAAAGGATAGAAAAGATGCGTATGACGATATTAATACGGGCGATAATCAGGTGGTCATTGCTACCTATGGGGTTGCGGCTGTTGGTATCAATATACCTCGTATCTTTAATCTTGTGCTCATTGAGCCTGGCAAGTCTTTTGTTAGGGTAATTCAAAGTATAGGTAGAGGCGTAAGAAAGGCAAAGGACAAAGACTTCGTGCAAATATGGGATCTTACAAGCACTTGTAAGTTTGCGAAGCGGCACCTTACCCAAAGAAAGAAATTTTACAAGGAGGCGCAGTACCCATTCACAATAGAAAAAGTGGATTGGAATTAAATGAATATACTTACGCTAGATAATAAAAGTTTTAATTTAAATACTTTACCTGATGAAGTAGATGACACTATGAGATTTAGTGTTCTTGACAACAGTAACCCACAAGACCCAGATTTCTTTTTTGTACCTTTAATTTTTTTAGAAAGTATTAATTCGCCAGCAGCAGTAATAGAAATCAATGGTAATCAAATTACTATGCCATTAGATTGGTGCATTGCTGTAGGGTGTAGTGATGCAGGTAGTGATTTAGAAGTATTGCCTATAACTAGTTTAAATGAACGTGGATTTGAAAGTTATTTGTTTAATCCTCTAAGTAGTTATCAGCCAAGTTTTGGTAAAATTGAAATAGTAAATTTTTACAATGATGTAAAATGGTTTTTTCCTAAAATGAAAAATGGACAATTGTTGAGTGTGCCTATCACAGATGGCAACGATCCACTATGTGCATTTTTTGTAAAGGACATAAGTAGACAATGTGAGGTAATTGATTTTGGAAAACTTTTATAATCAATATCACAGATATATCAATCTGCCGTTTGAAATCAAAAAGCCGGATCTTTTTGATACTAATCAACGAGCAGTGATGCAACAGCATTTACCAAATCATTATGACCAAAATATGGTAGATTTTTTAGCACAATTTGATATGAAATTATTGATGATAGAATGTTTTTATACACCACCTAATGGAGGTAAAGTTCCTATACACACTGACTTTTACCATTACGAAACAGACTTTGTAAAAATAAATCAAACTTGGGGACCAGACGATGGCAAAATTATTTGGTACAAAGCAAGCAAAACATTTGAATACACTGTAAAGCCTGGAAACAATACACTAGAAGGTGAAAATGAAAGTGTTGTATATAATGATGAAATCACAGTGCTGACAGCAA